TATACCAAATAAAGATTTGTTGACAGGTAATAATTGGCCAGCTTCAAGCCCGCCCACCTCTGTATTAAATGAGATTGTATCGGATATGTCTCCGTATTTTGTTATCAACCCTTTTGCAAATTCAATCGCCTGATCATTCTCATCAATGCTTGGTTCTTTTACCAGGCTTTCATACTTGCCGCTCGTCCCCGGTTCTTTTGCCTTGCGCTCAGTTATTTGCGAGCCTTCCTCAGCCTGTACAAGTATTGGAAATAATCCAATAAATGAAACCTCTATCTTGTCACCAGAAGCAGAATTTAATAAGGGTTCAGATTCGTCCTGAATTATTACATCGCTGTCGTAAGCAAAGTAATACTTTTTGTTAGTGTCAAAGCCACGCACCCCAACATCATTATCATTTACCGGAACATCGTTAATATAGATAGTCGGCTTTTCGGCCAGAGGATATGGAAGAATAAAGTTTCTTGAAACTCCATCGGGATCGGGTGTCGGTCTCTTTTTAATCTGCAAATTTGTCCTACCTTTTCCGGCTCTCACGTATTGAGTATTCCTATATCGCTCTAATGTGCTGTTTTGTTCAAATTCCGAATGCTGAACAGTATCATCAAGTGTCCAGGGAGCAAGGTATTGACTGCGGTCAAAGAAATTGAGTCTTCTGTTCTTGTCTATGTTCCAGTTATAACCGGTGATATCTTTTATGTAATCCAATGCCTCGTTGCAGTGGATATAATTGAATACAGCCTTTTTAATTACCGGCCCTGTCGCTATATCTCCAGCAACAACCCCCTCCTCCGCAAGTATAGGGAGAATTCGATTTGTGATTATATCACCGGCAGTCTCATTCTCTGCCTTATCTGCTATCAGTCTTTTGTCTGCCAGTGCGGAGTTGTCAACTGAAGTAATGTCATAAAATAATCCTCCGGGGAACTCCTCATACTTTCGTATTGAGTATACTATCCCGGAGAATATTTTTGTCACTCCGTCAAATATTTCTATACTGTCACCTTCGTGAATGCCTGATAGACCCTGTAAATCGACAACAGTAAGGCTTAATGTGGACCTAGCATTGATTTTACTCACTATGGACCAATCCGGGTCAACCAATACAGAATGACCATTAATGTTATATGTCCTCATCATGTCACCCCTAATCTTGTCCTTAGCTGACTTATGACAGGCTTCATCATCTTATCAACATCATTCTGATTAAAGAATTTTGGATTATTTATCTGTACTGTAATGCCCGTTTTGTTGAGCGGTGTTACTGTTGCTCCTCTAGGTAGGTCAAGTATTTCCGGCCCTCGCTCACCAACCAGCACCCGGCCAGGAGTCAATACTGTACCTCCGTCAGCAAGGCCCATCCATGCAGGAGGTGAAGAGCTTCCCTCTGGATTAACTTTGTTTACCCATTCCTGGTCAAGCGTCACTGAACCTTTATTTCCACTTTTACTATCAGACATTTCCTTTTGCGAACTTTTCCAAAATGTAAGCTTATCCTTAATCCACTCGACTTTTTCGCTTATCCAGTTGGCTATGCCCTTAAAGACTTGTTTCAGGCCTTCCCAGAGACCCTCAAACATTTCTTTCCCAGCATCAAAGAACAGTTCGTATGAAAGCTTGAAGATATCAACAAGCGCCTGAACACCTTTACTCAGCAACTCTTTTATGCCTTCCCATATGTCACTAAATAGGGTTTTGATTGTGTTCCAGAACTCTTCCCAGTCACCCCGGAAAAGAGCCGAAAAAGCATTGAATATGTCTATAAGTATCTTTAATGCCGCCGTTATTATTGTTTTGATTGTATCCCATACAATTTCGAATATATTAGTGATATTTTCACCGTATTCCTGCCAGAAAGAAATTGCAAATTCAACGAAACCTGATATAAAATTCTTTACAGACTCAAAGAAAGTCATGAAAAGCTCTCGGAGCACTGTCAGTTGCTCTGAATTGTTGTCCACCCACTGCTTGACCCAATCTATAATGAGTTGTATGCCTTTTATGAAACCTTTAATCAAAAAGCCTATTACCCCGAACACTGTTGAAAATATAGCCTGGATTTGTGGCATGTATTGCATCGTCCACTCTGCCAGTTGCTGAAATATAGGTATAAGAGCGGCACCAATTTGCGTAAACACAGCGCCGGCAGATCTCTTCAACTGGTCCATTGTATCAGTAAACTTTACCCCCGCATCAATTGCATCATCGCTGAGCACCAAGCCAAGTTCATGGGCTTTTGCCTTGAGCTCATCTACGCTTCCAGCTGCACCATTTAAAAGCGGCATGAGCTCCTGGCCTGCCCTACCAAACAGTTCTACTGCAAGTCTGGACTTCTCTGCACCATCGGGCATATCTTGCAAGGCCCGGACAGTTTCTTCAAATATCTGTTCCTGGGATTTTAAATTTCCCGCTGCATCTTTGACTGATACGCCAAGTTTACTGAACATCTCAGCGCCTTTTCCAGTACCTTTTACGGTTTCATCCATGCGTTGGGTCATGGTTTTTAACCCCATCTGCATCTGTTCAATGCTTGTTCCGGACTGAGAGAGAATGAAATCCCACTCCTGGAAACCCTGACGGGACAAACCTATTTTCTGTGAGAGCTTGTCGATTCGGTCTGTGGTACTCGCAGCCTTGTTGGCCATAGCAAACATAGCTGTACCCGCTGCTGCTGCTCCTACAGATATAGCAGCTCCCCACTTGGCAGCAGTTTTTATGCCTTTTCCTAGTCTTTTGCCCAGTCCTTCTGCTTGTTTATCTGTTTTTGCTATACTCTTATTTGCTTTTTCGTTATCTACAAAAATGCTTCCGAAAAGCTTAAATATCTCCAAAATCTCACCTTCTTTCCCGGAAGAACTTCTTTATGTACTCAAAACATCAGGAATCCCATTTTATGTATCTTTCTTATATGCTGCTATAACCTGATCTATTTCCCGTTCAATTTCTTCGAATGCTTTATTTGAATGCTTTATTTGAGGTTTTAACAGCTCTCTCTTAAATTCATCGAAGCTCTTGAACTTTATAAGCTCTGTCACCATCCATGGATAAAGCTGAGACCACAGGTCCCAAACCGCCTGTTCTTTTTCTTTTTCGAGTGCATATATGATGTAGTCAACTGCCATCGACAAAGGTAAATCTGATATAGCCTGCCAATCATAAGAATTACATAGAAGCTCTGTTATTCTTGGGCCTTTGACGTGACAGCAGATTTGAAAAAATTTGCCACATCTGCATCCGTTGTTATCTCTTTCATAAACTCAATCAAGTCTATATTCTCAGCTTCTTTTACAGTTATTCCTTTTACTTCTGCTACAAATGCATATATTTCTTTTTCTGCCTTGTGTGCCTTTGACACTATCTGTATTATCATATCTGACCCTACTTCTTCCTGGTTACCGTTGGGATTATTAATTTTCAGATCCAGTTTATCAATAATTGCAGAAAGTTTAATTCCCTGTTTCAGCGTGATCATTTTTTCGTATTCCTCCTAATAAAAAGATAAGGCAGGTTTTACCCTGCCTTTATTATGCTGTGGTAAAGTTCACTACAACCGGATCCATCATATTACCTGCCAGGTCTCTCACCCTGGCAATGGTCCAGATATAATCTGTCGATGCATCCAAATTAACTGTCGGGTCAAATGTTGCTGTCTTGGTTGCAAGTGTATATGATATGGCGCCGGCCACAATTGAACCATCGGATGTCTTGATAAGTATAAAGTTGTTTGCGTTAATATCGCTTTGTCTAATATCCTCACTGAATGTAGCCGTCAAATTACTATCTACAGCAACACCGTTAGCTGCATCAAGCGGTACAGTTGTTGCAGTCGGCTTGGCTGTATCATCTCCCAGGGTTCCAACATCTTCAATATCGTACAGATCAGCTGTATCGTCAGCAGCGTCCCAATGGGCATAGACTTCAAGAGCAATCCGGCCTTCTCCCTTTGGTACTGCTGCAAGAGAGAAATCATTTTCAGCCATGGCGTTGTACAGAGTGATTTTTTTGTATCCGCCACCGACAACTTTTGCGAACATAGTGATATTTGAGAGATATGCGGAATCGGGTATTACGCCAATATTACTGCTTTCACAGGTAATTTTCCCGCCTGAGTAAGTCGCATATGGCATGGCCAGCGCAAGCTCATCCATGGACGTATCAAGATTGGCAACTTTGAGCACGGCATTGATTTCATCAACAACCTGCATGCCTTTCGTTTTTCCTTTACGCCCATCATAATCAATGTCTCTGATGTTTTTAGTAGCCGTGAATTCACCGCCGCCCCTGGTTGGTCCCAGCCTTCGCTCGCCAACTTCGCCATAATTCGCATATACTATGCCGTAATCAATTTGAATATTCTCTATCTGCTGTTGCGTAAAAGACATTTATATCAACTCCTTTCAAATAATCTGCCTTGATAAACATATTTCCGTCTTCTTATCCGGGGGTCATTATCCGATATGTATGTTTGTTAAGACCATCGTTTACGGCCGTCATAAGGTTTTCCAGGGCAGTAGTATCTCCATCAACCGGACTGTCCCAACCGTCTATGTCAATTGTAACCGTTTGATGGCCTTCTCCACCGTCAAATATATTGGGGATATCGTACGTGAGATAAGGGAACTGAGCTGTATCGGGTGCCGTCTGGAAATATACTCTCGGATGAATTGTCTTTAAATGTGCGTGTAGTGCTTTTCTGAGTTTAATCATCCTCGCCATCCTCCTTGCCGTGATACGGGTTCCCATCCTCGTCTATAAGACCTAAAGCCTTATTCTCATCCTCTATGGCTGATAAGTATTTACCCTGTATCCTTTTTATCTCATCGATATTTTCATGAACGGTATCTCTTAATACCCCTCTTGCGGGCTGATTTTTTGTTCCTAGTTCGCTTCTAGCGCCATACCAGCTGTCATGTTTAAAGCCAATTTGCAAGTCCGTTTCTCTGCGTCTTACCCAATACTGCGTACTGGAATAGAGCCTTTTACTTCTTCTCATTCCTGGCAGTTTCTTTAGTTTCCCAATCATACGCTTCCGGATTAACTTTGCCGTATCCCTTAACGCTGCCCTTGATAATTCCTCAAGTGTGTACTGCACCCTGTCAACGTTGGAAACAAACTCCACACCATCTTTTTTGATTTTTACCACGCTTTTAGGTACCGGCATTAGTTGTTCACCAGCCCTGAGCATATGAGCTCTGTTATTTCTCCTTTATCAAAGGTCCGGATGATATTATATTCTTTAGTTTCGTGCTCCAGTTTCTTCTCGCCCTGATACTCAACGCTCCGGATCTCGAACATAATTTCCGGTTTTAATCCAGATGCAGCTGCCTGGTAGAATTCGTTTTGACGGATGGATTTCTTGTTGGCAAATACTTGGCGCTCTGTAGATATCTCTATCGGATCACCTATTTCATTTCCCCCGGGAGTTATGCTGATTAATTTTATAACATCTCTAAACAGCATTTGATCACACTCCAATTACTGTGTCGCCCGTGACGTCCACATAGTTAGTTGTTCCATTGACAGTATATGCTATATGATTTTTAGCCCTGCTATAGAATACTACCGTACCACTTTCATTAGTCTGTTTAGTTTCTCCATTAAAAATAACTTCGCATTGTTCACTGGCATTGATAGTTACGGTGTAATAAGCATAATCTGTTGACATAGACAAGTGATTTTTAAGCATCTCATAGGACTGTTGTAATTTCTCGCTATCTGGATTATCCCAACCAAAGTTAGCCTTGACATATACAGTTATTGCACGTTTGATTAGTGGGTCAGTATCATCAACTACCAATAACCCTGCTAGCTGCAAATCAGCTTTGCAAGTATCTATTAAGTCTTGTATTTCAATGTCATATGCTGTATTAGATATTCTTAATACTTGTTTAATATCCTCTAGTAATGTCATAAGACATCACCTACACAATCAAGTATACGTCTACATCAGTGCCATTTAATGCACTATTTAACAGAATTGTATTATTTTCTAATGCTGTTGTTGATGTAGCAACAGTTGGATCTGTTCCTTCTTTTACGTTATCCCTGTATGCTGCTATAACTGTATCTCTTTCAAGCAGATAAGGCAATCCAAGCTTATTAGCAGTTCCTACTGATACTGTATCTGTTCCTGCATTAGTTTCAACAGGTAATTGAATACTAGTTATCGTCTTGAATGCTTTATTCCCTAATACCTCTGTATCGCCATTTAAAGCTATCGTTTCACTTATAACTTCACCCGCTACATTAGTTCCTGTGATAACTACATCACCTGTGATTCCTGCTGCGTTGCCCTTTATTTTTACACTTCTTGGCACATCAGGCTGTGTAATTCCTTCTGTTATTGTTTGGACTTCTGTTGTTAATGCTGTAGCTACTAATACTGCTGTTATAGATTGTGCCGCAAGAGTTGGAAAAGTTAAATGAGCTATAAATCCTCTATCTGCTACTACGCCATCAACATTTGTTTGTACTGTTTGTCCGTACTTAAAATTATATGGATACATTCCTAATATCCCTCCTAATTTAAAAGTTAAAAAGGGCAGTATATAACTGCCCTAATTAAGCACCTTTCTTGATTATCAACACACCGTTAGGATCCAGTATCTTGCCATCCGCTATAAGTATAGCCTTGTCAACCCACTGGTTAGTGTCATGGTCAAGCCATCTATACATCGTCATCTGCATGTTTGAATTAATACAGTAATCAGACAACTTGCAGAATACAGCCACGACATCACCGGTTGAAGCAGACTCGTAAGGTGCAATTACATCATCTTCAACAAGTATTACTTCACGGCCGCCAAACCTCTCCTGAGGTCCGTTTGTAATATTGTAGTTAGTTCGGCCTATAGGTTGACCATTTGCATCAACCATGCCATCAACATAGCCTTCAAAAGTACCTGCTGCCATTATAAAACTACCGCCAGCCCTGTAAGCCAAAGGTATCTTGGCAAATACTTTCTTCTTCCATCCATCCCACTTAGCAAAGTCGGCTGCTGATAAAGTAATTTTGTTTCCTGCTGGTATTCTAGTGTCAACAGTAATCCCGAGAGGTTGTCCGCTGCCAGTACCGCTTATTACAGCAGTATCAAGAGCCTTAACCATAGCTTCAACTATTAGCTTGGTTATCTCTGATTCAAACATATCAAGAGTAGTAATATCAGCAAGTAGAGATATTGCAACCCTGCACTCGAGGCCATGGTAGCTGAATGTTACCTTGGTGTTAGCCTGTGCCTTCTGTCTATCTGATACGACGTCCTCTCCTATCCAAGATGCTACTGGCTTAAGCGACAAAATCGGTACTTCTACACCGCCTTTGATGTTTGTCTTTCTCACTCTGTTGAATATTTGACCGTATTCCTTCATTTCCTTGATGATTTCTTTCATTATTGTAGTAGGAATTACGGCCCCTGCATCACTTGTAGAAGTATAATCATCTGAATTTTGAAGTTCAGGAGTTATTTTGCCGGTTTGGCAAAAGTTCATAAATGCTTTACGATACTCTATTGTGTCGAACTTGTCCTCTACCACCTGTTTCTGATTTTTGTCTAATATTGCATTGTTACCGTCATTCATATCCCGGGCTGCAGCGCTTACTACTGCATTGTCCTTAAGTGCATTCATATTTGCCTGGGCCTTTGCGTAAACATCATACTGTGCGTCTAA